TTTTTAAATGCAATACGTAAACACTAAGTAACTTAGAAATAAATTTCTTAAGCCCACGAGTAATCAAGGTTATAGCTTGACACCTCAGTGGACTCGCCGAAGAAAAGATCGTCAAGATACGCCCATGTTTCAATTGGAAAAGTCACTCCCCTGCGCATCCAATAATCCGATAGTGTTCCACACACCTGGTTGAAGTACTCGTGCCCCCATGCATATGAGAGACGGGCAGCTTCAATACAGTTGTCCAGAGACACTGAAGGTTTATCAGTGTAAGGGGTCCTAATCCAATTAGGAATATCTTCGATCATTGGTTTTTCCAAAGCAGCAAGGAATGTCATTGCGCCCCGAGTTGGGTGGGGGACGAAATAACATTTAAGAAAAGTTGCTTCAGAAATATCTGTATATTTTCGAATAACGCCCGACTTGTCTGCGTCGGTGTAACGAATACCATGACCAGCAAAAATCGATTGGAGTGTTTCATTATTAAAAAACTCCTTAATCGAGGGATGTACTGACATGATTAAGTCATCACCATAAACATAAAGTCGAACAAATTGATGGAAAGCCGAGAGAGTTCCTAGATTTGTTCCTTGCCAGCGAGATAGCCAAGCAAGGCGCACATAAAGGAGATTTACTAAAGAATTAATTAAAGCTGTGAATGGATTCCCAGAAGGGGAACCACAAAGAGTCTGAATCACAGTATCAAGTGAAATTTCAGTGCTGAAGGCTAAATTTTCAAAAAGAGTTTGTCGAATTAGATGATCTTCTGAGAGACTGCTAACACGTTCGTTCTGGTACTCATCGTACCAAGAATTAATGATGTTACAGCACTCAAGGACTAGACTTGGGTCTAATCCTGGACCGAAACCTGAATAATCGCCGCAGATAACACTATCACCCATTGATAGCAGATCATTAGCAATCTTCGACCAATCCCACCCATGTACGTTGACACCTACGGCGACTCCAACGCTTAATCCATTCTGCTGCACTGCAGAACAAAAATCCAGAACATAACGTCTAAATTCAATTACCTGGTCAAGAGGACACCCGTTAATGAGGCGGGGCATCTTGCCAGGTTTGAGGCGTTCGTCTTTCAGAAAGTTCATATAGGGCGAGAAGGGAATAATGCCTTGTTGTCGCTTAGTATGGTTCACGTTGTAAATGTTGACCAACTCTGGTCGAACACTATCAACTTGAAGACCATTGAGTGTTTCACGATATGAGATGAAATCGGTTTTCTTGGTACCGATACCCAACGTGCACAAAGGCCAGCCGACGGATGTGTTCCTTTTCAGGGGCTCCTGGAAAGGCACATTTGGTCGCCCGACTATTGCTTCCTCAAAGCTGCGACGCCCGACGCCTTGAACGACGGGTTTACAACGGGAGAGGATGCAGTTGCGTAAATCGGAAACTGCTTCGTTGACATGAGAGGGAATCCACGGTCTCGGTGGCAAGCCTCCCTTCTCAACTGCAGCTGTTAGGCGATTAAGCCCGGGCACTGTTTCACCTTTTTCGATGAATTTTACCGGTGCACGGACCACTTCGGATAGAACGCCGACACAGCAAGATTTTTCTATCTTCGTAGTTAGAGGTTGGCGGATGGATTGCCCATCAAGTACTTTTCCAAGCGGTATAAAGTTACCTTTGGGCACAACACTACCACCTTCCTCAAAATCGGTTTCCTCAACCTCAAGCCCTTCAAATCCGGAGAAATGTTCGCGAGCAAGAAGAACAGAAACACCAGTACCATTAGCACCAGCAACATGGAAACCACATATCCTATTGACCCGAGGGTCAATTAACACGGATCCGCACATGCCGTGAGATTCTTGGTTGTAAAAGAATCCCTTAACATGACGAACTTCGTTTGTTGTAGAACAGCGGTAATCTTGGTCACAGCGTTTAGTGCTAATGAATTTAAGAGCTGGCATTCCGGTTGTAAGAACATCAATTAAGATCATATTAGAACTTAAGGATGAGAGTTCCGATTCGGTTGGTAAAGAACCCACAATTTTTGCAAACTGCGGGATTGAATTGC